CTTCTCGCTCACCCGCAGTGGTTTGGGCCGGAAGGACCCGTAATATATATTTGTTTATTTTAACCATTTTGATAGCCTGTCCGCTATTGCATCGAGAAACCTTCTTAACCATGGGAATTCATTCCAAAACGTATGTTGGAGCTCCATTATTGCAGTTCTTAAACGAAACCTTTCGAATTCATAGGTTGATTGAATGGCCTGCTTATCTTTATCCGTCAGGGATGCATAGTCAATCCCTGACAATGTGCAATATGATTTTAATAATAACTCTTCTTTTGATATCATTTATTTAGACCCCATGCAAATATTCAATGGTAATCACCCCGTCTTCGCGTTTTATTATTCGAAACGCCTTTCCAACTTCGTTTCTGGCAAAGGCTTCCATCGCCTGCTCTGAAAACTCATATCCACTGAAGTAGAAAACTCCCCGCTCGACATCATACCGGTATGGAGAATGTACATACAAATACGTTCTTATCGGGAACAATAGATATCGAAATGTTATAACCCATTTGGGATATCGGTAGCCCAGCTGTGTGTTAGAAAGTCCCGCTATAAAACGAAAAATTGCATCCCTCATTTTAAACAATCCTCCTTAACCATTTCACGTATGGTTTGTTTTACCGTTTGCTGTGTTGCGGACTTTTGTACTTTTACGACGAGCTTTATAGTTCCATAGCCGACAATTAAGAAAATAGAAAAAACTAGTGTCATGGCAATAAGAAAGCCAAAAACTTCTTCTCTTTTCATTTCTTCACCTTTCTTGAATTATTGCAACAGCTACTAGTGCCATAAAGAAAGCACATATTGTCAGTAACGATATAAATGCAAAAAATCGTAGACTAGCATTGCTTTTAATTAGTGCTTTTTTATAATATATGCAGTCGTTGAACTGGTTAGCTCTCTCTGGAATTAAATAGCTTTTCCTCTTCCTGGGACCATTGATAGGATCACCCGATGTTTGATAGAACGTATAAATCCGACATTTAGAATTGTACCTTATATCTCTGAACTTTCCGCCATTTCTAAAATACCTACAGTTTTCACAATATATCTGTTCTTTCATTTCTCCACCTTCCTCTGTGCATAATTCTGTATTACCTCGTTGAATATTCTTTGCGCGTTTTCTTTGATCACCTGGTTGATCCGGGCCCTGACCCTGCGGGTGAACAGGAGTTTCCCCACTGATATATCGGTGCGTACCACGTCGACGGGGTAGCGCTGCTCGGTCTGCCGCTTTAATACCTGCTTCCTGCCCTTGATGGTCTGGATAAAGGCATGGGGGAAGGCGGTCTGCTGGCCGCGCTTTATCTCTGCCGATACCCCTGCCGGTGTCTGTACAGGCTTGAATGAAGCCACAGTCTTCTTCCTGGATGGCCCGGTGATGGATGGGGTCAGGTTGAACCGCGTGGCCCGGCGTACTCCCAGCTTCAGCTCCCCGGGATTCAGGTTATATTCGGCGCTCATCTCCTGGGCCGCTGCCTGTTTGCAAAGGGTGGCCACCCTGTTCACTGTGCGCACATACAGGGTCCTCAGCTGGTTTTCGCTGATGAGCTTCTTGTACTGGTTGAGTCCCTTGATTTCTATTTTCAGGTCCATGGGTGCCTCCTATCGTGTACCAAGATAATCCCTGCATTCTTTCGTGTAATATTTAGCATCTTGAATAATATCCTTATTCCTTTTTGTTAAATCCCATGTCCTTCGAATGAAGAACAATGCGATTGATAATGTGAAACGATTCCATATTCGAGACAAAATATATACTTGTTTACTCATATTATCCTCCTATTTCATCCCCTGCTCTTCCGGCCCTGGGGTGCCGTGTAGGTAGAATGACAGGGTGGTGGTAACGTCGGCATGGCCCAGGGCCCTGGCGATCTTGTCCGGGCTCATCTTCTGGATCTGTAAGAGATACATGGCCTTGCTGTGGCGCAGGGTATGGGCGTGGAGATTCAAGCCGCACTTCTTCCTGGCCTGGCGCTGCATCTCTTTTGATATGGTGGTGCGGGAATACTGCTCCCCGTATTTCGATTCAAAAAGGTATTTGCCGCCCTGGAAAAGTTTCCGGGCACGTTTATAAATATCCTCGGGCAGAAAGACTTCCCGTTCCCTGAAGCCTTTCCCCAGGATGCGGATTGCCACGGGATCCTTTCCATTGCGGCAGTCCCTCAGCTCGATATTTCTCAGCTCAGATATACGGCAGCCCGTCCAGAACAGCGCACGAATAATGACGCTATATTTGGGGCTCACCGCATCGGCAGCCCCCTCGATCTCATCCTTGGTGTACCAGTGCTGCCCGTGCCGTTTGGCAACGTGGGGCTTCCGGCGCCTTACCGCCTTGAATGCCTTATTCATCTTAAACTCCATGAACTCTGTGCCGGCATTCTTCGCAAAATAGTAGTCCTTGATTGCCTGGCGGTACAGATTGTAGGTCGAGGCGTTATTATAGGTGTTCAGGAACTCGGAAATGACCTGGACGTCGTATTTATCACGGTAACCGCGCCCTTTCAGGAAGCGCCGGTACATAGTGACCGCCTGAGTGTATGATTTTACACTCGACTGCGCCAGTGAGTCATTTCGGAATATCGGCGACGTATTTCGCATAATTCTACACAACCTTTCCTTTTTGCGTTAGTAATAACTATATGTTATGTGGGGAAAGGGCCCCAAAAAAGAAGGTCTTCCCGCTTCAGCAAACCGAAATGACTCTTATTTGACATATTTATGGCCATGTCTGAATCCTTTTGGGCGGTGGAGTCGGTGGAAATGGCATTTCCCCGTCTTTCATTACTCTTCCAGGAGGAGGGGATGGTGGTGTAGCTATCGGCACTTCAAATTCAATTTTAAGGTCACATCTTTTATTTGAACAAAATTCAATGCACCGCGGATGAAAAAACAGCATGAATTTCTTTCCATGAGAATGATTACATAGGACTTGATCTTCATTATAGATACAATTCAGATTTTTCATGAATTTGTTTCCTCAATCTAATTTATACTTTTCGTTAAATAATAAATCTAAAACCGTAAACAGATGATCAATGAATTCTGAATGAATCCTTTTTATATCTGATGGATTCACGGTTTTCTGATTATAATCCTTTGTTAAATTTGATAACTTAGGTCCCTTAAGATCATCCAATATATCTCCCTGATTTAATAGGGTTTTATGTTCATAACTATTTTTTTGAAATAGTGAAAGGATATTTATAATTTCTTCCCATTTGAGTTCTTGACGATGAAACAAATTTGCCTTTTCTCTTGCCTTTTTAACCAGGAAATTGCGATATTCTATTAGAACATTCCTCATGGAGTTAGCTGCGGTAGTTGAAAAAGAAATACCTTCCAATTGTGATCCCATATGTATTTCAACTAATTTAATTTTTTCAAAAAGGTCCTTATCCAATTTTTCAATCAATGCTTTAACTTCAGACTCTTTCCCGAGTTTTTTTTGAATCAAAACATATTCTTCCCTTTTAGAATTAGCCCATGGCGAACACTTCGTGTTTATTTTAACAGAAGCATCAATAAAACTATGTGCGGCCATGTTACTTGCTGTATTTGCAGTAAAAGTAGATAATGTACTCTCAGCAATGAATGAAACACCGATCGGTAATACCTCTTTTGCCTGTAACAATTGGGCGGTTATTCTTCTTTGAAAATCTTCCGCTTCTTTTCCTTCTATATTTTCAGGGCATTCTTCTATTACATTTTTCATCCAAATCACATGATCTAAATCACGTTGAACATATGGTGAAATTCCCTGTCTTTTCTTAAAATCATCATTCCAGTTAGAATAATGATCTTCTAGTTGTTTTATGATTTTCTTTAATTCTTCATTCATGTATTTCCTTCCAAATAAATTCAATAAGTTACGGTCGTCGTCAGGACCGCCGCGGCAAACCAATATACAGCCCGGCGGTAATCATTTGCATAGAAATATACCCCTGCTGCACAAATATCAAGGATAATCAATAACGTCGGGAAAACCTTTGTCATCTTATCTTCCTGATTTATAATTCTAGTCCTCAATTTAAGAATCAGAATCCGATAAAATATGACTTTGTTTGCTTTCAAATTCATTGCAATAATTTCCCCACCGTGACCATGGATCAGCCGATTTTACCGGGCATGCCGGTTTCTCAAGCTTAATACAGAATTCGCAGCATTTTTGCGTCTCAGATTTTGACTTTAAGGTAACATTAAATAATACCTTTTTATAAGCGTTTCTATAAGCTAGTTGAAGAAATTTCTCCGGCCAAGATGTATATTCTTCGTTTGGAGAAGAAGAAGGCACCTGTGGTGGAGTTTCTGGAAGCCTGTCTATAAGCCTGTCTATAAGCTCCAGAACGAAATCCTGCTCATCTTTCGTTAACATAGCTTTATCCCGCCGCCTCAATTTTCTTTTCCTCTTCCTCACAGGTCCTGATTACATCCAGCATACGCTGAGTGCATGCCGGGCATTTATAGATGGTCATTACCGCGGCAAACGCTCCTGATGTTATGATGCGCTCGTTGTCCGGCTTTAAAATGAGTTCCCGCCCGCAAAAATCACACCGCAATTCTATTGATATAAGCATGTAACACCTCCTTGTTTTTATTCATAATTGTGGCAGCAACGGGATCTGTTTCCCGCTTGCATAGATTTCCTCGATCATCGGCAGGGCCTCTTCGGCAACGGTCCGGCCGTTGGGGAGAAGAATATAGGGCATGAATTCCTGTTCGAAGGTGGCGATACCCGACTGGACCGCCTCCAACTTTGCCTTTACCGCCAGGGTGAGGGCCCGCCATTTCTGGCGCACTGCTTGTTCGAACGCCTGGTCAACCTGAGTAACCTTGCGCCGGCGGCCCTGGGGAGTTTTCGAATATTCGTCCTTATAGGGCAGCGGGACCACGAACCGAATATTTTTCCCGGCCGCCTTAAAGGCGATCATGGCTTTGTCGTGGTCCCATCCATACATGAACCGTTCAGCGCCATACCTGGTGAGGATCTTCTCGATCTCAGCCCGGGATTTGTCGACCGAGACGGTAGTGCTTTGTGCATAATGGACTTGTCTCATGGTTTCTCCCTTGATTATTTTAACACTTTCAATAGCCCAGGCGTCCGTTTACCCAGGGAGCGTTCCTGCTGCTCGGACTTGTCCCTGGCTGAATTGAGAAGCTGGACCCCGCGGGCGACATGTTCAAAACCCTGCCGGAACTTCTCGGCGATTTCCGCTGTTCCGTCATGGAGCCGGATCGAAAAATTCCTGATCTCCATTACCGCCCGCCGATGGCCGTCGATCTCTTCGTGCAGCCGGGCTATCTCGAGATTTCGTTCTTCCAGAAGGGCCTCATACCGGGCCTTTTCCCTGGCAATGGTATTCACGATATCCGCGGCATGGCGTTTCTGCATGGCCAGCATGACTTTCCCATCCTCTTTCCGCTGCCGGCGGCGGCCGATGTCGATTCCCTTATTCCTGATCTGGATCACTCGATGGATAAAATTCATTGTTTCACCTCGGTGAGACCTTTTTTCGTTAGTCGAAATACTCTCCCGGTATCGATCATCGCATTATCGAGAAACCTGCAGCGGCCTGATTTTCCATTCCTCGGCTCATAATCTGGGCATTGCAGTCCGCAATTATCCACTGTACTATCGAAACACTCCTGTACTGAAGTGCAAAAATAAATACCGCTCCCGACATCACGTTTCGTTTCTTTGAGGATCATTTCTTCACGTTCGTCATCAATCAGCCGGTCATGAAAATAATCCAGAGGATAGCAAAACTCTTCATCGTTATATTGATAATAGCGTTTCATTGGATCATCCTCTTGCTGTTTTTATTTGCTTCAAAAGGTGATAAATTTTTCCATCGGCCTCAACAATCAAGATTATTGATTTGAGTGTTATTTTATCGTCGGAACCATTGATGATTGTCAGAGAATGCGCGAAGCGGTTCAATCGATTAGCCAGTTCCTCGCCGCCTTCGATTCCCTGGTTTTGAATGATGGTTTTATCGATATACATGTTGTTTTCAGACATTGGTTTTCTCCAGTATCACGAGTCCCCGCAAAGACCTTCCACATTCTTTCCATCCTGCCTTTTTGAAGCAGCACCCGGGGTTCTTTGATTTTATTTTTCGAGGATTGACATAGGTATAAAGCCTTTCTCCAGGCCATCGCAACCAAGCTATTCTTTCGGCTTCCTTTATAAGTTCGCTTGAAAGATATTGGCTCTCATTCCTGAATACTGCACAGTTAATTCCGTTCTGACCGTCATCGGAAATGAACTTTCTCCAGACAAAGAGAGCATCTGCCAAATGAGTAAGCAATGCGATATATTCCCCAGGGCCAATGAATTTTCTTCTTCGACGACCATCACGATAATTTCTGAAAGAATAATGTCGGCTATATAATTGCAGGGCCTCAACATCGGCATCCCGTATCCGTACCCATGGAGATTTATCGAACCTTAGAAACAAGTTCATCCTCCATATATTTTCCTGGATTCGCAATATTCGCCATTACGATCGCCGCGGACAGTTGCGGCGGAACCGAGTTCCCCACCAGGCGGACCTGCATTTCATCGGTAAACCGGTTGCCATCGATATCATGATCAATAATGTATTCCCGCGGGAAACCCTGGGCGGCGAAAAGCTCATGTGGCCGCAGCATCCGCAGCCCTATATCGACAATCTGGTAATCCTGGCCGTGAATAGTGACCAGGCCAAACCGGTCCCGGCTGGTAATAGTCTGCATGGGATCCCTGAGATCGTGGCCGACATTGGTGCCGTAATATTTCAACAGGAAGGCCCTGACCTCTCCGATATGGTTCCCGCCGGCGGTAATAGTAGGCATGGGCTGCCCGATGTCCTGCCCCCAGCTGGTGCCTCGGAGTTTCACTAGGTGAGAAGTGACGAGGGAGCTTTTACCCATTCCACCGGCCGTTATTGTTCCGAGAGGTCTATCGGCCCCATGGCCTATTGATTGACCGAAATGCCTGGAAAGGAAAGCCGAAACCAATGCATGTTTCTTCCCGCTGGCGACGATCGTGCCGATCGGCTTATCCAATCCAGGGACCCTCGGTGCCTCCCCTTCCCTCTCTCCATAACCCATCTGGATAAGCGTCGGGCTTACCAGGCAATGTTCAGCCTTTGATGTTATCGTCGTCAGCGGAACATCAGCGGGATATTGCATACCGTCCCCGCCGAATTTCGTCTGTCCTATCCGCGAAATATAAGGTGATACCAGGGCATGTTCCCCGCGGTGGGCCCCGGTAATCGTCCTCAACGGCTCATCTACAGAATGAACGCGTGAATCTCCATGATGGGTGACTGGGATAATGAATGGGTCCGCATTGTTCAGAACGAACTTAAACATTCCACGGGCGATTCGCCGCAATGTGTTTTCCGCCAGCGGCCGCTTGACGTTTATTCCGTATTTCTCCTTGATCTCGGCGGCGGTTTCAAAGATCGACGGGCATGGCAATGAAAAATAAATGTATTCCGAAGCGCTATGCCAAGGCTTTAGTATCCCGGTACGCACCAGCAGGCTATCGGGGTCTCCATGAGTGGGTTCCGGCCATACGATCGGCTGACCGTCACAGCGGGCGATCAGGAACAGACGCTTCCGTGATGTTCCGGCGCCGTACTCGCTGGCCTTCAGCATTCGGTGTTCAACGTTATACCCTTGTCGTTCCAGGGCCTTGATGAATGCCTGAAAGGTGCGGCCTTTCCGGCGGGGACACGGTTTCCCGTCCGGCTGCAGGGGCCCCCAGGTGAGAAATTCCTCGACGTTTTCCAGAACGATCACCACCGGTTTCACTGTTGCCGCCCACCTGACCGCCACCCATGCGAGGCCCCGGATCTTCTTTTCGACCGGCTTTCCGCCCTTCGCCTTGCTGAAGTGCTTACAGTCGGGGCTGAACCAGCAAAGCGCTACATCTCGCCCGGCAGCTACTTCCCGGGGATCGACATCCCATACCGATTCACAGAGGTGCCTGGTGTGGGGATGATTGATCCGGTGCATGGCGATCGCCAGGGGATCATGGTTGATGGCGATATCCACAGGGCGACCGGCGCCCCATTCTATGCCGAGGCTCGCCCCTCCACCGCCGGCGAAGTTGTCGATTAACAGGCCATTCATAGTTCTTTCAAAATGTCCTTATATAATCCATTTTTGTTCATTATTAGAAATTTTTCGAATGAAACGGCATTAAACATATCATGCCTGTTAGCCCATTCTGATAATGGAATAAATCTGCGATCATTACGATAACGCATTACATATGCACGTTGCTTTCTAGCTCTCAGATAATTAAGTCTGAAAATATCATCCTGAAATGAAGTATTAAATCCGACCAGGACATACCACATGTTATAGAAAAGCTCATTATGATTGAGAATATCGATAGCTTTATCGACTGAATAAAAATATGAAGGATGATCGAAGGCAAAGCGCCGGTGTTTAATTGAGACTGATTTAAGTTCTTCGGCAATATCATTATTTAGAAGCCGGTGGTCGAGACCCTGGTTAAAGTCTATTCGGATATTATTGTTCCTGGCCTGTTTGCAAATCAGCCGGAAGTGATCCGGCAGCGCTAGTATATTATTGTCGAGGAGTGTGACTTTCCTGCTTTTACCATCCCATACGTCCAGCAGATCGCCGACAGGATGAACCATGCCTTCTTTTTCCGGAACAATGCAGAACCCGCAATTCCTGATACACCCGCGGGATGTGAATCCGTAATTTATATGAGGCTTGATTGCTTCAATTTCATCCGATAGTTTTGATTTTATATCCCACCCGCTTCCGCCGATCACCGCATGGTCAAGGATTGAGTATTCTTCACATTTATTCCGATTCTTTGTGAAAACGCATGAAACATAGATTTTATCGACTGAATATTTCGCCAGCGAAAAGTCCCATTGCACCGAGTCGCCGCGATTTAGGTGATATTTCTCGATCTTCTTCAATGCGATATTCGGCATCTTGCTGTCAATGTTGATAATAAGAACTTTCACTTTCCCTCTGGGAACTCATGGTATTGAACGCCGTCGATGAGGTCACCAGTCTGCTTTTTACCTAATCGGTAAACTATAGCCTCTCCGTTGCCATCATCATCATGACCATTCCAGGGGGTTGTCTGTTTAAAATAATCTCCATCATAATCAATTGTTCCCCATTCATACCCACCAGACATCAAATCAGTTTGCCTTTTGGGAACGTATTCCCCCCAGCTCTTGAAAAAGAACGGCACACCCGCTTCTTTACACTGGTCACGCATCGACCGCACCCAATCGGGATGCATTGGGACCGCACCGGAACCGGTCATGCCGCCGACGATGACCCAGTCGATAGCGTCACGTTCTTCGCCGTAATCCCGTATATCGTGACCCCATACATAGTCTGAAAGATCAACCGGCCCCACCATCGGCTCAATGCTCACAAATTTCATGGCGGCTTTCGATTGCAGAAGTACTGGTATTCGTTCATCTGCATCTTTCTGATTAGTTACAGTAACACCTAGCCAGAGGTTTTGGGGGAACATATGCAGGTAATACGGCAATAGAAGATAAACTGATGGAAATTTTGTTAAGATCATGAATATATGGTTCGGATATTCCTCGATTCTATGTAAAACCCTGAATATCCATTCATCATGCCAGAATGAAAGGTCGCTCATAGAGTTGACGAATATCTTCAGAGGTTTCTTTGAAAATTTACGGGCATAATTGGATTCGACCCGTACCGGCTCAAAGCCAACTATTTTCTCATAAAAATCATGGGCATTCTGTTTTGTCATTGGTTGCCCTATTTCTTCAAAATACTTTTCCTCTTTCTGGACCATCATTAGGCCCATCCGATGGGCAAACTTTCGGGCATAACAATAAGAGCATGTGTTTTTACATCCCCATACGGGATTCCATACGGTATCGCACCATTCTATCTTTGTTTTGTTCATTTCTTCCCCCGTAACCCCAGATAATGTTGCACCATGTCCCGGTCTAGCTTGTCGCTGAAAAAACACACCATGAACATAGTGAAGATTGCACCTATGGGAATACCGATTGCGATACCAATGGATACAAAGATGTATGCTATCATTTCAGTACCTCCTCAATAGTTTTACCGGTGGCGCGTTCGATCACTGGCTGTACTTTGCACAATAGACAGGCTTCTGGGTCATCGCTACAGATGTTGACGTTCCGATAGACAAAGATCAACGCTTCCAGCATCTCTTTCCTGTCTGACTCTAGGCGGGAAATATATTCATCATGATAATGGAACGCATTGTCTATTTCAGTCTCTCTGGACTGTATCATTTTTGCCGCCCACTCTGGTTCTAATCGCACCAATTGCAATATGTTTCTTTCGTTTCCATCAATGTCATAATAAACTTTGTTCAGATTCATCATTTCCTCCTCAAAAACGTACTCGCTACCCACCAGTACAAAAGGGTCCCTATTATCCGCAGGGCATTCATGCGGACCTCATTGACATTTCACAGGACCGGCATATTGTCCTGGTAGAATGCATCAGCTGGCCGCAATGTGGACACTGACAAAGACCCATACGGCCCAGCTGGTCCAGCATATCCCACCACGCTTCGTCGGTTTGCGCCTCCCAGCAGGTCTGACAGCCGCCATCCCTGATTTCAGCCTCAATAATAATTGGCCAGTTATCATCGTTCAGTATTCCACAGGCAGGACATTTTTTTAGTCCCATGATGCCTCATGCCCGATGGTTCCGACATATACACGCAGAGCTCCGGGGGATCCTCGCCGAAGTGGCGACTTGTTGACCACAAGTGTAAGTATATTTTCATCATTGTCGATGACCCCGGCATCTTCAATGGCGTTTAGGATAGGATCTATTTTATTGTTAATAGTACCGCTGGTTTCAATTTCAACCCTCACACTATAGGGCGCCTTGATTTTTGTTTTCGAACATAGTCCAGTTATCATTCGGCGGAAAGAATGATGATGTACCTGTAAAAGGGTTACATTTTTAAGATCGATAACACGCTTCATGCCGATTTCCTGTCTCATGCAATCCTCCTCATAATTCATCATGGTGACACTCACAGTATGCCTGATATACCCGCATGATACCGTATTGCCGTAACGCATGGGTAAAACTGATTTCTGCCTCGGCGTAGATTTCTAATGATGGCTTTCCCCTCCCCTCTGCGGTCGGATTTAACGGTACGTTATTATTCTCAGCGAACGCCCCTAATGCTTCCCCCATAGTGAGTTCCGCTGCCGTGCTGCTCTGCAGCGTATCGCCATAACGTGCGTTCGTATCAAAATACAGGCGGCGTTGCTCTTCTCCCCATGTGACCGGTTGCGGTGGTTCGTATATATTATCTATGTCTTGTAGATCTGCGATCAGCGGGAATGGCACCGTCGATGTGGGATGGAAGTGATATTTGATTTTAACTGCAAATTTCTGCGCCGCTTCATCGGTTTTAAAGCGCTCTTTAAACCAGCGAATTGCCTCGGTTACCACCACGTTTGGGACACGTTTTTCGGCATCGATGTATAAACTTTCGCGGTAATAGAACGCCAGTTGGGCCACTATACTCTCAATCGTCATGGCCGATCTCCTGTGCCGCGTTGCGCTGGTACTGCGCTTTTATTTCATCCGGCAATGATTCCCAGGCGGGATTGATGGCTCTGAAGGGACGTGCTTCTTTCTTTTTTAGAAAATTCCGCAGCGGATCCGCGGCCGGTAAAAACTTGTCGAGCCCGCGGGCGATGAAATCCCATAGCGACCATTTGTACGTGAAGAAATACTTCTCAGGGCTAGAAATGACCTCGGCATAATTATCGATGGCCTTTTTACATTCTTCGATACCGTTTACGCGAATAATGTCTTTATGCCGTTTCTGGAATTTCTTAACGGCAAGGTCTTCATCGTGTTTAATGATCAGCTTTGAATTCCAGTGAGAAACGAGTATATATATATCTCTTTCTATATCTCCTTCTTCTTCTATATCTGGTGCGTTACCCGGCGTTATTTCTTCGTTATCAGTAACGTTACTGTCACGTTTCGGCCCTTCAATCAATGACAGCTTTCGCCTGGCTCTGAAGTGCTCCTGCCTGAGTCGGTTCTTTTCCTTGATTATTTCGAGCTGGTCCTCGCTCTGGTGTTTGTCCCAATTGGTTATGGCGATCAAATTATGATCAATTTCTATCATTTTGAGCCGTAAAAACTCATGTAATGCCAGTTTTACGGTATTCAGCGGCCGCCGGAATTTTCCCGCCAGGAGTTCGGGATCATAGGGAATGTCGCGGGTGATGTATATCAGACCGCAATCATTGCAGCGACCGGCCAGCGCCAGGAGCTTGATCCAGATAATCAGAATGGTGTCGCCATCGGGAAGTGTTTCGAGGTAACAGATTTTCTCATCGTCGAAGATATTCGTTGCGATTTTGATCCATTTAATGTCGGTTTGTTTTGCCATAACGTTATTGTTTAATGAGACATAATTAAGAATTATCTGTAATAGTTAACCGTTTTCAGGCTGATCTTCATCGTGTTTTTTATGGTTCCCTAAAACGGAATTTGATCATCGTAACTATCGGTTACATCCTGGCCGCCGTTAATAATGTGGGGAGGATCTCCCATTGGCGCCGCGTCATCCTGTTTTTTGTGCTGTAAAAATTGGATGTTCTCCACCACCACCTCGACCGCCTGGCGGTCACTGCCGTCCTGTGCCTCCCACCGGCGCTGCTGCAACCTGCCCTCGATTCCGATACGATCGCCTTTACGGCAGTACTTTATAATGGTTTCACCTAATTTGTTCCAGGCGATGCAGTTAAAATATGAAACGCTCTCTTTCTTCTCCCCGCCCTGGTTCCATGTCCGGTTGTTGGCGATAGAGATATTACAGACCGGTGTTCCCGTTGAGGTATATTTCAGTTCCGGGGATTTGGTGATACGCCCTATCACAATCACTCTGTTGATGTCAGTCGACATATATCCCTCAGTCTATAAGATCATTAAACTCGGTGTAACCCAGGGCCACACACAGCAGCACCAGGTAACCCATAAGGTCCACCAGGTCGTTTTTTCGAAAATCTTCACTATTCTTGATGCGACTCAGTTTATCATCGATACGCACATGGAGTTGTCCTATCGGATATATGTCCTTCGCAAACACCTGGACTGGATGCAGCGCCGAGTCGCCGTACCTCCGATTCTTTTCCACCATAAATGTGCCCAGGTTATCGGTCACCTCACGGATCGACGCCGCGGTGTAGTTTTCAACCTGTGCGTCTCTGATTTTATCAAATACTGTCATACATCCTCCTTGTTTGATGGTGTGGGTCTCTCCCGGCTGTCAGTCCCCGTCTCAATTCCTGGACACGGAATATATTTCCTCTTCAACTCTACCATATTTTTTTTATAGCATGAAGATACTCAAAGCCGAAACCGGCATTACATCCACAATCCCAAATAAAATGCCCAAGGTTCCCTATAGAAGTTTTTGCATCTATTTCAAACATACTGGAACCTTTAGGAAAATTTTTTTTAGGCATATTCATATTATGGATCCTGAGTATTTTTTTTTCGAACACCACAAAATAGATTTTATTCATGTTTTATATTCCGATTGTAATTCGAGGTTTTTCGGCCATACCCGCATTATTTTGTAGTCTTCGTCTTTGTAGCTTATCATGATTTTTACTTTCTCATGCAGCGGAAATACCACCCGTCCGGGCCAGTGATCTCCGTTTTTATCGATGTAATAAATGTAGTCATCTCTTTTGTATTTTTTCATCACTTCCTCCATTTATCACCATATACAATCTGATCAAAGGGCGGATGATTCGCTGCGCCCCCGTGGGAGTCGAACCCACCGTGCGGCCCGTCAGGGGCAAAAGCGCCGCTTACGCGGCAATTGGCTGATGTACAGGGTGATGCTACAGGCCGCAGCCGGCCAACCTCACCACAGGGGAGGCAGGTGACTCCAGGGCGGCAGGATACGCCGCATTTAAGGTGGTGTAAGGCCATCATCGAACGGCCACCAGGTTTTTAACCCGCACAAAACCGGGTAAAGACCGCACGATGGTTTCAGGGACGTTACGGTAATCGTATACCAGGTTGCCGTCCTTGTCCTGGTCGATCATGTGGGGGTCCCAGTTGATGAGTGTGTCGGTTTTGAAATTATATCTCATGCCGCCGCCTCCTCGATAATGCGGATGTCATAGATGTGCAGAAATTCAGCGAAGTTTAGCCGCCGGGGCGGATAATATACTTCGGCATGTTCTGAGGTAAAGGACTCCCATACCATGAATTTTCTTAGTTCGCCACGCCGAGTCCATTCGCACGGCTTTGCGGCATAAATTGTTCCGGGATAATGATCGTGAGCTTCCGCAAGATCCATGGCGACCCGGTCCTTTAAGCGCAAAAACAATCGATGTGCCTCTTCTCCAGTACAGTATAAGGTTTCACGTACCCGCTGCATTATTTCCTCCGGGTATATATTCTATGTCCTCGGCGCTGAGTGCCGCGTGGAGTTGTTCAATCTGGTTGATGAACACTTGCGGATTTCGTCGCACCGTGAGCAGTATTTTATCTCTTGTTTCATATCGCTCTCTATTCGTATTTCGATTCCGCACTTTTTGCATTGAATGGTTGCCTGTTTCATAATCCGTTAATGAACGCATGGCGTTCTTTCTGGTTTTTATGCTCCGAAAAACATCCCATCAGTCCATGCCGATCGAGCCAGCGATCTATATACTCGATGACCTTTTTCGCATTCCAATAAAACTCAGTATGTGTCCTGAAAATACGTTCATCGATCATACCCCTGCTGAAAGCCTCACTCCTGGGAACAGTGGATCCAGTTCCGCTGCCGGTGGTGCTTTCATCATCGAAATAGCGAGAACCTTTTGCCAGGCCGACTATTCGCAAAAACCTTCCCATATATTGCGGGCCAATGACAGGGCCATACATTTGGCCGATCCGCGTGAGAGAATAATACCCATCCCGAGGTTCGGTGATATGATTCTGCTTTTTTTGAGTTTCAGCCAGAAGCTCTTCAGTGTTCACCAGACGTAATTCAAGGCTTTCCACTCTCCTTGCCTGTTCCTGGACGTGGTTGATGATGCCGGCCAGCGCCTGATTCGATACCTGTAGTGCCTTCGCTATTTCTTCAAGGTCGTTGCTCTTCTGCTTCGCCGGCGGAAGAAACGTAACGTTTTCCATTACTTCACCTTTACGACGTTTTTGGTTTTATTGAGAATGTCAGCGATATCGGCAACCCACATACCCACTTCATCCATTATCTCGGTAATGGTCTTTCTCACCACCGGGCTGATGCCGTCGCTGCTGAATATGCGGGAATATTTGACAGGAGACAATTTCTTGATGAGGTCCCTGGCATCATGCTGGATGCGCACAAGTTCTTTGATCACATCCATTTCTTCCGACAGGGTGTTCCTGGTCGCTTTAAGCTTATCGATGTCTTCCTTCAGCTTTTTCAGCGACTGCTCTTTCCCCACCTGGCCGGTCAGTTCCTGAATTTTAATTTCTTTCTGTTGAATAAAATTAGTAAGGTCCTTAATCTTGATCGATTGCTCTGAAATAGTTTCATCGCGCTCCATGACCATCTTGTTCAGGGTGTCGTTCTTACCGGCTATGTCGTCCAGCTTCTCTTTAAGTGATTTCTGAGTCGGCTCGACTTCCTGTTTGTAAAACCATTCCCGCAACTCTGTCTGCTTTTCTGCGGGGAAAGAATTATAGAGGTCAGCCATTGACACAAAACCCTTTGATACATTGATGATTTCAGCGATTTTATCTCGTGGCTTTAAATCCGGCCCATTTTGGGCCGGATTTTCCTTTGATGGCCTTCCAGCCTGACGACCCTTTACCCGTTCTCGCAGGGTGTTAACCAGTGTGAACTTTGTGAAGACGTCGATATCTCGCCTGAGTACGTTGTCCCGGATAAGTTCCTCGATCTCGATGTCTTCAGTGTCAATTTTAACCAGCAAACAGGGCACCTCGGTGATCCCCAGTTCCCTGGCGGCCCGTAGGCGCTGATTCCCTTTGATGACATGCATGTTCGATTGATTGACGGTAAGAGGTTCTTTGATGCCGTTTTCACGGATATCTTCCAGGAAGATTTTCCAGAATTCGCCGCTGATGTCCTGGAAATACTCCCTGTTTTTCGGATGTTCTTTGAGGCTGTCGACAAGAAGTGTTTGAAGCTTCATGCAGTTACCTTTTCATCGTTTTTTTGCCATGCCTCACTAATTTTCTGGAAAGGCATTCCGAATCTCTTTGTGATGTGATTCTGTAAGCGTTGAGAGGAAAATTCACCATTGAGGAGCTTGTAGATCGCTACTGTGTGGGAGTCGGTTTCTCGTGCAAGGATGGTTATTGTTATCCCCTTTTTAAGCATAAGAATTTTAATATCTCTTCTGTTCATATTCTATTACATGGATTTATGAAATTTAATAGTACTATAATACTATATATTAGTATTTGTCAATAAAAAAATACTATTTTTTAAAAATTTCGTTTTCACTTTTATGTATAATACGAAATAATAGTACTATGCACTGCGGAAATAGATTAGAAGAACTTTTAAAAAAACGAGGGCTCACTCAAAAGAAATTGAGTGAAATTATAGATACCTCTGGCCAGACGAAGTTCGAACGGTTTTTGCGGTAATCAGGAATTTTTCCAGGGCGGCATAAAATTATCTATTCAATCTTATCCCAGCAGGATTGGAAGTTAACCCCTTCCGGCCGGTTTTTGGGATCATTACAAAATTTCATACGCTCATAGGCCGCGCATTCTTTACACAGTGCCGCGCACACCGATTTATCGGGGTTTTTCTGGTTGTAGTACAGGCACCTCATTGCATCCAGGCACACCACTGGTCGACCTTCGTATTCTTTTGCCTTCGGTGCGCTTATACATCCCGCGAATACATACGCAGCGACGGCAATTATGATGATCGCCGATATACTTATTATCAATTTTTTATAGTCGATATTCATTTCTTCACCTCGATATTAACGTTCGCCGGCTTCCATCGGAACCCGCCCTGTTTCGAATAATCCACGTTTACGAAAAGGTAAACCGCGATGATGCCCATCAGCACCAGAATCACCAGCTCCTTCATTCGATAACTTATGAGATAGGCCAGCAACTCCCAGAGATTGTTGATATCCTGCATCGTCGATATTTCGCTGCCCTTTGGTCTCGGCATATTATCCCTCCACACTCCATAATCGTTTTATCCCGGCCGCCCTGAGTTGGTGCCTGGTATAGACTGCACCGCGGCCACTATTATTGAAATATCCCTTTATCCGGTCGCCGGCGGGATCCCAGAATATGAAATCATTCCCAGCGATCGCGACAGCGAGGGCATAGTGCCCCTGGGAAAGACCGTCCCACCCGGCGAAATGATAGAGCACGCTTTTCCCCGCCTCGATCGCTGCTGCCATTGTATCAAAATCGTCGTTTGATGGCGTGAAGGACCAGTCTGTTTCCTTCGTCCCTCCATCCACTATAATTTCAACGGTATATCCTGATGATCTCAGGTAATTTACAGGTTTCATATCGTCGGTATTTGGCCCAAGTTTGTTGGCAACATCCTGCGGATTTTCTCCGGTGATCATGGATGCGCTTGCTGATCCACAATATAATGCGCCCCTCTTTATCTGCTGGACCTGGTTAACGTATTGTTTTGGCTCGTTCACGATTTTTATTCTCCTGTTTATCGACGGCGTTCCTGGCGGTCTCGGCCATGGCTAACAGACACTCCCCACAGGGTTCCATCTGGCATTGCCAGCGGCAGAAAAATTCCTCCTGGCACTGAATGAGATGGATTATCCGTTCAGCCTTTTCTAAGGATGTCATCCCTGTCTCCGGTCAATCTGTACCGGTAGATTTTCACGCCTGGCATCGAGGATCCTGTAAATCTCCTTCACGTCGCTTTTGATTTCCTTCACATCATCACGAGTTTCACCCTGGGACTGCTCCACCAGGCAGAGGCGCCGCTCGTGGTCGGTCATGGTATGCGCCATTGACGCCCGTCCGTTGGTCTGGGCCTTGATCTGGATCACGTCGTCGCGCATTGCCTGGAACGGACGCCCTAATTTTATTGCCGCCCAAACTATCCCCGCAATGCCGATACCAGCCCCCAGGACCACCAGCCCCAACGACGACCCCGACAGGATTTTTACGATCGCATCCACTCGTTCAGCACCTCTCCGAGCCGGCGGGCAAACCGACGCATCCAGTCGAGGCGGATTGATTCCATCGCCCCATTGCCTGCATCTGGCGGGTATACATCCTTGCATGCCTCTGCCATACATTCAGCGAGATCATCAGCCGCCGCCTCAGGCGCCAGTGAATGCCGAGTAAATAAAAACTGAAGTGCTGTCGTAATGTAGGCTTTGATCTTTCGCAATTCATGAACCCCCCTCCACAGTTAATATTTACCTCTTGTATCGATATACCCTATAGTCGAAAGTCTTAATGTAGTTGATGCCGCATCAGCTCGTGCCCTCACCTGTGAGTTTGTATCTGTTATAGTTTCAACCTGTCCAGTTCCCAACGAACTGGTATATGGTGATCTTAAATTAGAAAGCGGCGCTGCTGTCAGGCTCGGCGCGAGATCATCAACGAGAGGGCTTGACAATAGTCCATATGCCGTCGCAGAATTGCGTACAATACTATAATTTAATAACCCCTTAATTGATATTCCGAGTGGAGTTTTAATCGCATATAGTGATGCACTCGATCCGAGATTTACGACATCGACTTCAAGTGTTGGGGATTTCCATCTGAATTCGTCTCCATTCTGCACAAAAGCGGTAATGTTTCCACTTCCATCAGTAAGTATAGAACCCACACGCCGATAAGCAGTGTAACCTGAAGGAATGTTCGTTGCGGTGATCGAGGTATCGAATCCAGCATCAATTGAACCATCGGAGTCTTTGCGGATAAGAAATACATGATACCAGGTTGAGTTTGCCTTGCTGCCGGAGAAAAGTCCACCATTACCGGTTCCAACGGCCCATGAGGCGTCAAGGCGCTTTGTCAAGCCAGAGGAAAGCACCATGGAATAGGCATTGCTGCTGTCAACGCATGCACCGATGGCGATGTCGATATCATTGTTCGCGTCACCGGAGTTGTTCGACAGGGTGAGACCATTGATGTATCCTGGCATGGCGGCAACCGTTAAGACACCAGCAAGCGTTATAATTACCTGTTCCAGTGTCTGTGTCGGCGCAACCCCAGCCGTCCCACCCTTGATGAGCCGCAGATTGGCCATCAGGGCATTGAGATCCGCAAACATTGATGACAGGTCGCTAGTCCTATCTGGTATATTAAGCCATGAATCAGCCATTATGCGGCCTCCTGTAGTTCGTTTACTTTCACATAGTCAGAGTCTCCCCATGACGGGGAGAGGAAGATGAAGCGGATCTGGACGTATTTCGCACCGGCCAGGGCAACCGATTTATTCCCCACGGCATCGGCATCGGCGGACCACGCAGACCAGGTTATTCTGTCGTCAGATGTGCGATAACTGTACATCACGTCCCCGGGATCCCCACCGGCGGTCCAGGTGACGGCCTCAAATCCCGCCCTGGAGCGCATCACGTGGCTCTCATAACAGGCGGTGATGGCCCCGCTGAAGGTCCCGGCTATATCTGCATAGGTGAGGTATTCAGTAGGCACCGTCCCCTCTTCGCCGTTGGTGTAGTCCAGGGTGAGGCCGGCAAGCAGGCCGCCGGTGAGCATGTAGAGGTTCGCGTCTTCACCGGCAACGAAACATGCAGCAACATTTGACTCTTCAGATCGGTTGTATGAGGTATCGATTGATTCGATTTTAAAATAATACATGGTGTTGAGAGAGAGGCCCGTCAGGGTATACGTCAAGTACCCATCGTCGCCCAGTGTGGGATTGATGACCTCAAGGTACGATACGCCCTGGGCGCAGACGGCAGACAGCCACTCGCCGCTGGACTGCGTGAAATAGATATAATACCCGTAATGATCGGTTTCCTGGGAGGCGGTGAATTTCAGCGTGACGGCGCCGGCGGAATCGCTGAATGCCATGACGATTTCCACGGGATCAGGCGGCGTGGTGTCCCTGGCATACCGTTCCACCGGCAGGTTCAGGAATTCACATTCCAGGGCGATATATCGACGGTCCCGCTGCGGCTTCTTTCTGAGCACCCTGCCCGGCTCCCTGGAATACGGCGGGAAATCCAGATCGATCTGCCCTCCCAGGGGCACATGGTACAGATCTTCGGTGATGGAAAGCTGGAAGAGCTTTCTGAGATTTGCCCAGCGGTCAAGGGCGGTTTCGGCGCACCAGGCGGCGCCGGCGGCATTATCGATGATGATGGGATAATCGGCCAGGGTATCGCCGGGGGAGTCGTCAGGAACGGAGAAAAGCCGAGTGCCATAGTTGGCAATACTGGAGGCATCCTCGTCGGTAGCGGTGGCGACCGATGCCCCCGATTTGTATTTGATTGATGCTGAATTGTAAATATTCCCATCGTCGAAATTGTGCTTATAGGTCTTCGGCAGCACATGATAATCCCGCACCGTTTCCCCTAGTTCCCCGGCATACGCCTCCCAGTACCAGAACGTGAGAATATTGTCGATGGGTATGATCGAGGCATGGCCCATGCGGCAGAGCTCTGAAATGACCGCCAGGCAGTTTTTATTGCTGTCGGCGGTGAGGGTGATGTCCACTGTCATGTCCTTATCGGTATGCCATTCGATGCCACGCTGAAATGAGCCGAGGTTCAGGTAGGTTTCGGCGATATTCACCAGGTCGGGGTCTTCCAGGATCTCCCTGCAGGCTTCCGCGACCGTTATACCTGAAGCTGAATATACGCAGACCGTGTCGGCGGCGTCCCGCAGATAATTGGTCCCCTTCACCACCACGACCTTCTGGGAATCGTCCACCTGCACGTCCTTGATGCGCCCCACGAACGTATAGACTGCCCGCTCCTCGTCGTAGCCGATCAGCGGCTGATTATACCAGGCGATGCCATAGAAGAGACTGCCGGCGTACCGGTCGTCATATTTCGTCGGGTCAGAGTTGTCCAGGACGATCTCGATCTGTGAGGCGATGAGTTGCTGGCCATTAAATTCTATGGCTTCGTCGCTCTGCCCCTTCTGCACAATATCTGCCGCGGGGAGTTCCTGGTAATAAAGGGTATAGATCACGATCCGGCCTCGAATTTCTTCGCCAGGACAAGGGCCACGCCCTGGGGCCCTATGTCACTCTGCATCCACCATTCCGGCGACCCCGTGATGGAGTTCCATACCAGGGTGAAGGCGATGTAATCATAGGGAGCTTTCACGGGCTCGGGGTAGAGCCATACCGAGTTCTTTCCCGATCCGATGAGTTCCAGGATATAATCCAGCTCCGCCGCCGTGAGCGCCGCCCAGGAGAGGTTCCAGTATTCGGTAATTCCGTCACGGTAAAACGAAACCGTACCGTCCAGCCGATCGACCTGGACCGGCTGCACCGCTTTATAATTGATATTTATTTTCGGCTTCTGTACCTGGAAATACTCCCTGGTGCTCTCCTGGAGGAGGTAGGAGACATCATATGCCCCGGCATTTCTGCTGTCGTCTGCCAGCTGGTAGGCCGGGCTGGTTATCGGGTACCCCATGAGCCGGGTCTTTATGTGCAGGTCGGTATCGTCAGGATCAATGGCGCCCTCATTGATATAATTCGGGTTTGCCTGGATCACCTTCGTTCCCAGCGTTGGCCCTTCATATGATCCGGTCAGGATTGAGTTTATGAGGGTTATTCCCCCGTCCTCTTCGATGCCGTAATTGACGTTGTTATGGATGATGCAGTTTTTCACCACCTCGTTGGTGCCGCCCCAGTCCTCCCCGCGGATCCCGGCGTAGTTGTTGAATATATCGCAGTGCTCTATGGCGATGTCGCCTGCGCTTGATGCGGTCCCTTTTATGTGGATGGCATAGCCGCGTGTGTTGCGGTAAAACTGGCTGTCGTTGATCAGAGATGCATTCTCTTCGGTGTATATGCCGCGGTCGCCGTCCTTGAAGATGCAATTATTGACATTAACTTCTGAGTCCGAATACACCGCCCAGCAGTTTTGATTCTCGGTTTCAGAAACAAGACCATCGAACGTACACCATTTCAAAGCAAGATCGGCGGAAGCATTGATGAATTTTGAAAGATAGTAGGCATTTGCGGCATTTGCTGTGGTGAATTTTATGCCGTTGATTTCCGATGCATCTGAAATTGCTAAATGATAAGTGGTTAAATCATAAACAGCTTTTTTCCCATAATAACTCGAAGATTTATCTTGCCAACCAAGCCATAAAAAACCATCAATATCCTGTGTGATGACTGTATAATAAACTTCCCCAGAATCAAATATTGTTTCAGATATAATTTCAATAAATGAATAATCAACTATAATAAACTTACCTTTTCCTGAATCAGAATGATCAGAAAAGGAAATTCCAATGTAGTCTCCATACAATGGAGTTATTGCAATACCTTGTAACCAATTATTGTTCCATGTTGCAGGAGATGTAAAATTAAAGGAAGTATCCATAATAACATATTTACCTTTCCGGCTATCTCCTGTGTCTGCCCATACAAATAATATATTTCCATTCGATAATGTACAGATGGAAAGTCCCCCAGTATTATATTGATAACCACCACTTGCCGCACCAACCCCAGAACCCCAATATGTTTTAGATTTGTAAACAGTATAGTCAGTATTTAATATCAAGTAATAACCTTTGTAAGAATTAAGTGCATCCGCCCAAGCAATTATAATTTTTCCATCCTGCATAACTGAACATGCAATATTTTCAGTCCTACTCGAATCAAATACTGTTGCAGTTTTTATAACTTCAAAACTTTGATTAAGAATTATATATTTACCAATTGAAGTATCCGTCCAATCTGAATATGCTATTATAATATTTCCACCAGGTAATTCAATACAAGTACTACCAAATATATCATTTGAGGAAAAAACAGTTGTATCTTTAAATACCGTTTTATCTTTATTATAAACTTTATATGAACCATTTGCAGATGAAGTTCTAAATGTATAAATTATTTTTCCTGACGTTAGTCGCGCTATTCCCAAAAAAGATGTAGATGAAGACTGTAATACGGTTTCATTTTCATTAACTGGAGCACTAATATTTTCATCATTTTTTTCAACATTTACTTCTGGAATACACCCCAGCATGGCGAATAATAGCAGAAAGTTCCCCGCGAATGTAAACGCTTTCTCAACATATTTCCCTGAATCCATGATCCCCACCTTTTGATGACTCGCATCGCATAATGTAATTGCCTGCTCGATCGTCAGTACCGGGTTTTCCATGGTCCCGGTGCCCGTGGTGTCATTTCCCCACTTCGCCACGAATATCGAGTTGCTGTTTGACGGCGTGAAGCCCAGGGTGCGCAGTGTCGATGAGTCGGTCACGCCGACGGCATTCAGTGCTGTCTGGCGGCTCCTGGTCTGCGGATTGTGGCCGAATTTAACGACGCTGTCGGTGTTATAGGTCCTCATTTATAGACACTCTGCCTCGCGTAATTTCCCGCGCCCAAATTGCGGGCACGGTCCTGGCGCCGACGCTCCACGTTTTCAAACACCACTTCACCGTCAAGGGTGAGAACATTGTGGATAGTGGTATCGCCTCCCACCGCCTGGCCTGGGTTCTTATTCATCCATCTCAAAAGATTGAGATTGGCCCTGGTAGAATCGGCCCTGATGACGGCCTCTTTAGAACCTATGTATGCCAGATGATGGTCCATAGGGACGTACCCGGTGGGGTATGCAGGGATGCGGCCCTTCTGGTAACTGGGGACGTACCCCTTTTCAAATACCCTTCCCAGAACCGCCCGGCCGATCAGGCCCCCGCCGCCGCCGGTGGCCCCGATGATCGCCTGAAGTATCAGGGCCCTGGCGATGGCATAGGCGATGTCGGCAAGCAGTTGTTTAAAAATATCCGCCAGACCCTTTTCAAACGATTTCCACCCGCCCTTGCCCCAGAGCATATTATACACCAGTTGGCGGTTTGCCTGGTCCAGCGATGAGGCAAAGGTTGTAAAGGCTTGCATCTGGCCAGCCATCATCAACTGGTATCCGGTGTCATATTTCCGGTCGATTTCGGTCATTTTATCTCTGTATGCCTGATAACCGACGAGCTTCTGATCAGTAGTGAGGTTGTCTGCAATAAGCATTTTCTGTAGGCCGGCCTGTGCATCGGCCTCATCGGCTTTTCTCATATTGCCGATATATTTATAGTATTCCGCCAGCTCCATCATGTGAGCCTTGTTTGCAATATTTTGGGCTGTTGCGCCACTAAATGCCGGCGCCTTTTCACCTCCCATTTTCATTACCTTTTGATATAATGCGGCCAACTTGCCGGCAGCATATTCCTTAGTTGCCTGATCGATGGCGATATCATACATTTGTTTATAATGTTTAATATTGTGCTCTATTTGGGCAATCTGGGCGCTCAATAGAATTCTGTTCATCCAATTAACGAATTTGGTGAGGTTTTGCGCCATTGTGGTAAGGCCATCACTGAAGCCGTCCACCATTGTTTCCTGGAAATCGCCCCATGAATTTTTTAATTGTGTCAGAGATCCTTCAAGGGTGAGCGCCTGGGCCCGTGCGGATCCGCCGAATTCTGTTTTCAGCTCACGGATTATAAGTCGTTGCGCTTCCAGGGCCTTTCCACTGGCCACCAGGGCTTTCACCTGGGCCACCTGCTGTTCGGTGAACGATACTCCGACCCGGCGCAGGGCGGTCATACCGGTTATCGGATCATTGAGCGCTTTCCCCAGCTGGATGGCGCTTGATTTAAGATCCTGGCCAAGTGCTGTGGACATATCGAGCACGGTTTCTGTTGCCTCTGGAAACACCTCTTTGCCAATCTTCGTAAACGTGAGAAGAATGTTTTGGGCCCCGAGTATGGCTTCGTCGCCATACGTTGTAAGTGATTGTAATTTCGCGGCCATGGTTTTAATTTCAACGGCCGAAAGTCCGGCAGCATGTCCGGTCGACTTTAAGACCGCTTCGAGCTGCTTCTCTACCTTGATCTGCTCGTTATAGGCCCTGATCGCGCTCCCGATGAATCGCACCGCGCCGGCTATGGCTACCCCAAAGCCTGCAATTGCCGCAGTTGCGGCATTCCATGACGCCTTGAATCCCCTGCCGCTTGTTTCGCCCTGTTTAGAAAAACGGTTGAGTGCATTTTCGCTTTCCCTGAGCTTTGCCTTCAGATCCGCATTGTCGGCAGCCAGGTAGAGCATTATTTCATTACCGGTCATTTATATTTCCTCGCCTGTGCCTCTAATTCATTTGCTTTCAATGCATTCTGCTCCGCTTCTCTAGTGAGCGCCAGACAGACTTGCTGAAGGGTTGTTCCGAGAATTTCGGCAGTCGAAAAGCCTTTCTCCTGGAAGTGGATGAAGATTTCCGCTTCGCTGAAGTCGCTTCGTCCGCGAACAGTGCGAAAAATTCCAGGGTCTTTTTTTTTACAATATCGTAATTGAAAACAAACATGGCGAAGAGGATATGGATAATCTCGTCGGCCTTGAAATCCGCCAGGAAGCGCCGGCATATTCGTGTCCCCTTTATCCGCCGCACGTCATTTCCCTGCTCCTCGGCGAAAAACGCCCAGCGCACTATAAAGCGCTCGACGTCCTTCATGAATTTCCGGTAATTTTTGTCGGCGTTGAAAAGAAGCACCTTCGTTGTCAGGTCCTTAATAACCGACTGGTCGTTGTAGTTTGCGCTCGACAGGAAATCGATCTCAGCGAATATCTGGCGGTAGCGGATGACCAATTCAGCCATGGCCTTCAGAAACGCCGGGTGGTCCCCATAACTCACGGGCTCGACAAGAAGGAATTGCCGCCCACGCCGAAACATGAGCGGCTTCTCCCGGTACAGGTCCAGGTCGGTATAGTTCTCCTGGAGAAGTTCCTGGAGGGTGTAGTGGTCTCGCTTCTGGAACATTATCAGCTCCCGCTTGAACTGTCTTTCGGGAACTGCCAGAACGCGATGTTGTCCTGTGTCGCCATTGCCGGATTATAGGGCCACGTCGGATTAGTTGTCAGCGGTGCGCTGTCGACCAACGCCGTTCCCTTGAACGGGATCCCGGCATAGTCTCCCCCGCCGAGCATGATTTCCACGTCCTCAGCGGTGATCTGGAGTTTTCTTATATACAGATCCTTTGAAACCCCGCTCACATCCCAGCATTTTATTACGCACGACGGGAACACCGGTGACGGAACCGATGATCCGATTATAACCCGGTCATAGGTTTCATCACTCTCGTCAAGGTACCTCTGAAGCGCAAGGGCGATAACTTCTTTTTGAAACTGTTTCAGTTTCGCTTCAACGGTGAATTCCTGGGAAATCATGTCACGGCGTACTTCGGTTTCAGGAATCCCTGTCTTGAACGAAACATACTGCGTTGTTGCTTTGATGCTTATTTCCTTCTCGATATAACCTAGGGCAAGCTGGCCATTGCCATCGTGAAAATCCAGATAGACAACCGCCTGCTTCAACATCATGTTGTTGCCGCTGGCGGCGAACCCCAGGTTGCTGGTGTTGATGTTGAGATTGTTACTCATTTTGCGGCCTCCTCAAATTTAACGAATTGGTCGACCGTCATTACGCGGTCATCTATGTAGAAATCACCCACCGGCTTGCCCATTACCAGCGTGTGATAATCCACACCATACTGTTTTAACTGCTCCTGGGTGAGCCACAGGTGGTTCCAGTGGCGCCCGGTGTGCAATATGATCTCGTGGCCGTCGGCATACAGCTCGTTGATCTTTTCGATTACTTCGGTATTGCCGTCCCTGAGCCGGTAATTTCCCCCGTCGTCAACGATGCTGTCGAAAATAACGCCGTCGATGTCCACCACGAACCTCATTTGAATGCCTCCATATGAAGCGACAGCTCCGGCAATGCATCAAACGAGGATCCCCGCATGTGCGGCGAAAAGCTTTTCCGGTGGCCTGAGACGAAAAACATTTTAAAACCGGCCTCCGCCATCATCCTCGCCAGCTTTCCATCGTTAAACCAGTTGCAGTGCATCCAGGGATACTCCCGCTGCGCTGTCATGGTACACCGTGCGCTCAGGCTGTCGAGATTGCCGATTTCGCAGCATTTCCGCACTTCGGCATCGAGCCCGGTGGTGCTGAAATCAGTATCGATGTATTCTGACAGCTGCGTGGCGCACATCATCAGCAGGTACTGTTCTATCGGCGCCCCGACCAGGCTCTTTTTCAACCGGTACTGCGCTCGTTTCTCTTCGTAATGGCCGCCGTCATAAACGCTGAAAAAAGCCCTGGCGTTCATGACCACCGCGTTCATCGCCGCGCCGGCGTCGGGGAGAACAACCCTGAATATACCCCCTGGCTCCAGTATTCTGTATGCCTCGTTGATGAGCCATTGCGCCCGGTGGTTCGGCAGGTGCTCCAGGGTGTGGCCGCAGTAGACCGCCTCGACAATATTGCTATTGATCGGCATGCGTTCGCAGCTCATGAAATCGACGTCGATATCCACGATGTTTTTGGCGTAGTGTGTGGACTCATGGCCCACGTGAACCCAGCCCTTACGCCGTTCTTTACCTGCTCCGAGGTCAACTCTCACGCGGCCCTCCCCATAACCCGCATCGTATAGCCTTCAATGCCGGCCACATCGGAGATCTTCCTTGATTCAATGCAGTTAAACCCATACGCGCCGAACATCTGTGCGTAATCACGCGGGTATATGCGCCTGCTGCCGGATTCTTCCTCGTATTCAATAGTGATGATCGTTTTTGCCGATACGGCGATGCCCTCAAATACGTCGTTGTCATTGATGTGCTCAAGGGCCGCCATTGAAAACACCACATCGCAGCCGGCATTCTTGAAATAATCAACTGCCGATGCATGGATCAGATCGGCTTGCATTCCGTACAGCGATCGACCGTGTTCAATGGCCGCCCGGTTAATATCGATCCCGGTCAGGTTTTCATATCCCGCCCGGTGAAGATGATAAAGATTTCGCCCCACATTGCAGCCGACCTCGACAATTGAATCAGCAAAACCGACGTGGACCCTGAAAACAGCGACCAGGAATTCGCTGCGCTCGGTGCCCATCGTATATGACACATAACCGTTCTTTCCGTCTCCCGGCCTGGTGCTCCAGTACCTGGCGGCCTCTGCCTGTGTAAGCTTTATGACGCGCATTTCACCACCAACTTCTCACGGTTTTTATACTCCTCCTGGGAGACGTGTTTGCTGCCATCCCCCAGCATGGCTTCAACATCTCTCACCCGCCGCACCAACTCCCGCAGTTCGTTGGGCTCCAGGCTTGCCCTGTGATCAGAGCCTTTAAGAGCCCGGCAGAGGGTGAAGTGCTTTTCGATGACAGTGGCTCCCAGGGCGACAGCGGCCAAGGAGCTGTCAATAGCCACATCATGGCCCGAGTATCCCACCTGCCAGGGCGCCATCGCTTTCAGCGTGCCGATATAGGCCAGGTCGTGCCGGGTGGCGGGATATTCCGATATACAGTGCATAACGGTGATCCGCGCCGGGTCTTCTATTTCGGTGAGCCAGTGGCCCAGGTAGATGTTGAGTTCTTCCTGCTTCCACATTCCGGTGGATACAATGACCTCATGAAACGAGCGGCATGCTTCAACCATCAGCTCCTTGTCAGCCAGGCGGCAGGACGGTATTTTTACCCGCCGGTCATGGGACTGTATCTGCAGGCAGGAGATCCCGACAGCGGCATCCTTATCGACCGCTGATACCAGGAACCGCACGTCCCCCTTGTGCCGGTCGTAAAGGTAAAACTGCAATTCGTTCAGCTGGGCATATGAAAAATCAAGCGCCCGGCGGTGCTCTTTATAGGTGGTACCGAAACTGTTCGGCGAATCGTAGGGCCAGTCGTCCTTAATGGCGTCGATGGTCCATTTTTGGAACTTGACGGTATCCACGCCGCAATCAACCGCCACATCGATCATCGTTTTGGCGACGTCCAGGGAGCCCTGATGGTTCTGGCCTATTTCGGCGATGATTTCAACCACGCCAGCACCTCCTCGACATGCTGTTTACGAAACGTCGTGATGAGCGAGTCCATGGAACAGTTGATGATGCGGTCGGCCCAGGGCTGGAACTTCTCGAAATACTTCACCTTCCCCGCGTAGGAGCCTTTCGGCTGCCGCTGGCCCTTGATGTCCTCATAAAAATGATTATTGCCGTCATCTCTGACATACAGGTCGAACCCGAGAAGGATAATCGGAGAACACCCCATAATGATCGCCAGGTTAACCGCTGCCGTCCCTGAAAGCATGGTAAACAGAAGTCCGCTATTGAAATCCCCTTGCACCTGCGTCCGTTGAATTTTGAACCGGTACACGTTATTGCGCTGGTCACGGTTGAAATATCCTGAATTGGATGAACAGAAGATCATGCCTTCATACTCATTCAGGTTAAACTTTGTCCTTTGCAAGAAAGCCCCGTCACCGAACAGCAGGGCATGTGCTTTGGGGTAATGCTCGATACTGTGATTTATGGCGATGGTGAAATAGTCGTCCAGTTGGGAGAAGTCGAAACCGGCAAGCGAAGAGCCCGACCCTATCAGGAAACACGGCTCATTTGCCTTCAGGTTTTTTAAATTCTTCTCGTTGGTGAGAGGGAGAAAACGACGCAGCAGCTGCACAGTCCGATCGTCGGCCCGGAAACGTGCGGTGTCGAGGAGCTGCTTGACGCGCTCCAGCGGTACGTTGTCGTAACTCTTCCCCGGCTGAATTATTTCAAATTTATCCCTGAGCATATAATACTCGGGGCGCCGGCCGATAAAGGTAACTGTTCCGTATTGATCGCTCTGCTGTATCATGTTCTCAATTTCCACAACGCTACGGCCAGCAGGCCGCTTTTATCGTCATCAATGACGCCGGCAAAATAGGTTTTGCCGTACACGACAACCGCATCACCGTGTTTCGCTGAAGGCACATCTGCCTTTTTCACGTACACGGTGAGCGGTTCCCCTTGGACGTCCTCATCCGCCGGGAGGGAGGTGAAACGGTAGGTCGAGTCAAAGATGATGCGCACATTCTCCCCGTTCCATGTCCCGTCCACGGCGGTGAAGTCGTCCTTGAGGATAACGTCTAAGTCATTTTCCCAGAACTCAGACATTGATATCCTTGATGGCCGCAAACGACTCGGCATGTCGGACACCGATATCGGAATCCATAAACAGCCGTACCCTGACAGTCCCCTGCAGGCCGCCGGTGTACGGGTCGACCAGGATGTCCAGGGCGCCCCACTCGGCGATTATCAGGTCTGCCCAGTTGCCGAAAATCATGCAGCTGGCGCCGGAACCGCTGGATCCGCCCGAGATGATGTAATCGGACGGCACCTGGTTCGAGCAGCCGGCACGATAACCGTTCATTTCGCCAAATCCCGGCTCTGAACCTTTCGTCCAGATATATACCGGATACCCTGACTCAAGCGGAGTTTTCTTCATGAGACCCCGCACTTTGGCGTTGGTCAGATACGCAAGAGAGCCGATGTCGGCGTTTTCAGCCGCGACGGCGGTCTCTAGGTCGACAACATTGTCCCAGTCGGGAGTCCCGCCTGAAGTTACCGCACCTATGCCGGAGGTGTTGAGCACGCCGGTCGGTTCGGCACCGGATCCGCTGCCGTCGATAGCTGCACGGTCAATTTCAAGGGCCAGCGCTTTGGCCAGGTCGCCCCTCACGAACGCCTCGACATCGAGCGAACTCTGAAGGATCATTTTACGGCTGTAATCCGTATATGATCCGAGTGATTTCGGGCGCAAACCCAGCTGGGTGAATGTCTGTGAACTCTCCGCGGTGATATCGGTCGATTCACCGACCCAGTACGCGGTGGCGCCGCCGGTCTGTTTGGGTATGGCGATATCTCCCACCAGACCGCCCAGGACAGTGGCGCCCAGGGCACGTACCATCATGCGGTTCCGCAGCAGCTCGATAAACGAGCCGGACAACAGTTCGATGGCAACCAGGTTGCCACCACCGGTGCCGGGAGAGGCGGGATTGCCGACCTGTATATCCCTGCGATGGCCGTAAATATCGGCAGTCAGCACATCATAAGGGATGATGAAACCGCGTGTGCCTTGACCCTCTTTGTGCATCCGCGAGGCTGCGGCCTGACTCACCTCAAGTTCAAAGCCGGCATTGCGCCAGTCATTCGACGCCGCGGCGTGTATCGCCCGGAGGAACGAATATCGGCGAACCTCATTCGGACTCATGCCGATTTCGGGCTTTGTATCGACTGGCTTAGCGTTGAAATGCTTCGCCAGTATTTCTTTCTGGAACTCCTCGATGCTGCGGCCCTCGGAAACGAACTTCTCGGCGGTTTCCAATACCTGCGGGTTCCGTTTAGCGAACTCCATTATGGTGTTCACCCGTTCGCGCTCGGCCTTAATGGCGTCACCGCGCTCTTTCACCACGTCGACCGACGGTTCGCTTTTCTTCTTCGCGTCGTCGAGCTGGCGGAGAGCGTCTGAAACGTCTACCTTTACGGTAGCAGTCGGCGAAGCACTTCCGCCGCCACCTGTTCCGTCGCCCTCAAAAAGGGTTCTGATTTGGTAAGCACAGAGAGTTCCAAACATGATGAATTGTTTAAGCATTTGTTTTCTCCTGTTAAATGTGATCTACCGACGCCGACCGTGTTGTCTGCCGGTACCGATACAATTGATATTTCCAACGGTTCCCACAACATAACACGATAAACTGATTGTTCTTTGTTTTCTTCTTCCAGAACAACCTTATGAATCGCATATGAAACTGAAACGTTGCGCCTTATTTCGTCCAAAACATCCTGATAGATTTCTTCGGCCCTCGACGACCGTGAGAAGCGAACCAACGCTTTCCCCCTGCGGTCATCAATCCATGCCTTTTCTATCACTCCAACTTGGTCATCGACATAATGCCCAACTAGCAACGGGGCCCCGTTTTGCAGCCTGTCCATGATGATTGATGATTTTTTATGATCCAAAACCTCAAAACCATAAGAGCGAGGTATTCTTTCTTCAGAACTGAAAGAAAGTTCAACAATGCGCTTGTCCTGGTTTACGTCTTCCGCTCTTATTTGAAATGTTCTATTCCACGGTTGACTGATTATCTTTTCCAGATTCATTATTGCCTCCTGGTTTCTGGTTGCCCCGCTCGGGGAGGGGCAGGCCCAGTTCTTTTATTCGTTGCAATTCATAGGCCCGTTGCTGGAGCACTTCCTCCATGTCGAGTCCGCGCTCGGCAAGCTGGTCCTGTAATGTGGTCAGATAATTTTCGATGCCCTGCACCGAGGCTTTAATTTCCTTTTCCGGATCGACCCACGTCCACCCCCGCCCGCGCCATGAGCACTGCCTGAATTTTTCGAATTTCGACGACGGCAGTGGGATAATTCCCATCAAGGCCAGATTGAGCCATTTATCATGTATCGTGTTGCAGGCATGATCAATGAACCAACCCTGTATAGCCTTCCAACCATCCCTCTCGTCCAGCAGGCCGATACGGGCGCTCGAATAATTGACGTCCTTCAGGTCATTCGACAGAGAGGCATAGGCCACGTTCAGACCGCTGGCCACACCATGCAGTGCCGCTTTCATAAAGGGCTCGTAGTTGCCGCTCGGGTAGTCCGGGTCAAACTCCTTGAAATCCACCCCCGGCGGGAGGTTTTCGAACGTCCCCGGCTCGGCGTTGGTGATGAGGTTCCCGTCGGCATCCTCGCCGTCGCCCCTGTATTCGCTGTCGCCGGTACGGGTAAAGAAACCCATCTTCGCGGCCCCTATGCGGGCGGCGATGATATGCGCCTGGTCATAGGCCCCGATGTCTTTTAATTTCCGCATCGAGGCGAAGACCCACGGCACCCCGCGGCTTTGGGTCGGACGTTCCTTGATGTACAGGTGGATGATTTCCGCGGCCGGTATGCGCTCATATTCACGGGTTTTCAGGGTTGTCTGAAGCGTGTTTGAACCTGGATGCTTTTTCAGCAGATGATAGGCGACCCGCCGGCCGTCTTTGTTGTACTCTATGCCCAGGCGGATATAATTTCCGTTCGGAAGATCAAAGTTATATTGCGTATCGAGGAGATCTGCCTCCAGAAGCTGCAGCGAGAAATGATATTTATTGTATTCTGAATTGACGATCTTGATGATCGCCTCGCCGTCCCTGGCGACCATTACCATGGCGATGGACTGAAACCCCTTCCATGAGAACTCACCGTCAAGGGTGCAGGATCCCAGCCTGCCCCAGTCTTTCCAGGCGTCCTCGATGAGCCGGTTGGCGTAGGTGTCGAGCTTTTTCCCGTCGGCAGCCCGGTTCTGGTAGGTAATCCCGGTATGCCCTATCACGTTCTGACAAACCAACTTGAGGAACCGTTTCACATATTCGTTGTTTTCCGCAAGATCGCGGGATCGGGCCCGCATGGTGGGGAGTTGCCAGCGCAGCATTTCGTCGGAGGTGAGGTTTGTTCCCCTCCAGGAATATGTCAGCCTGTCCTGGGCGGCGGCGGCATAGTTTCGGTGATACTTGGCCATGTTTTCCCGGTGGATCTTCATTATGGGACTCGACGTATTATGTACGCGGCGATTGAATACGCGGTTAAAGTAGGTCGTGATTTTCACTCTACAACCTCGTCAGTATTTTCCGGCCGCTGGGGAGGCCCTTTTTCAGCTTTTCCGCGGCCAACTCGTCCTGGTACCAGGCACGGTACTGCTGCCGGTATCTGATCAGATCAGCCGTGGGGATTTTCGATATTGAGCGGCCGCCGATCTGGTACGATTCTACATCAGCGGTGATGCGGCCCTCTAGGGCGGCCTCTATGGCGTCGAGCATCTTTTTAACGTGGGTCCGTCCGTCATATACGGTGGAGATTTGCGCGAAGTTCGGGAGGACGGTTACCACCCCCGATTCGATGTCATAGCGGTCGCCGTCGTCATTGACCACATACCCGACGTAGGAATAATCGCCGGGCGTATATGCGGCGGTGGTGGCGGCGGGGACCTTGATATAATGGTCGGACCCGCGTTCGCCGCAGGTGATGGTAATAGACGACGATCCGCGCAGCTGGTAGGTTAATGTCCAATCCGGCGCCGGATAGTCGCCGCTTGTGGTGGTGATTTCGAGAGTCGATCCTGCCCTGAATTCTTTTGGTAGCATGTTCTCCTGTAAACGCAAAAGGCCGGTATCGGGAGATTAAATCCCAATACCGGCCTTGTTTTTCGGTCCTCGGTGCGCCCTTGTGACTTTTGCCCAGCGGCGCTATGTCAAATATCGAATTTCGTAGTAATTACATTATTGCCTTTTCGCGTTATACTTTCAATTGACGTCTGAATCCGTTTAAAATTCATGTTTACATCAATAATAATTCTGCCACTTCTTACGTTATAATGTGACATAATATTAAATGCAAGATTTGTCAATAATAATTTATCACTTTGATCTATGTTTTCCATTACCAGTTGGTCACCCAGTTTTTCTTTCTGCGGACAGTTTGCCTGGCGATCCCCGGCGTCGGGGCGGGTTTCTGTGGTTTGGCCGCTTCCTGTTTATGGCTCACCTTTTTCTCCCGCCGGTCAATAATGGTTTCGATGGCGGGGTTCAATATTTCATAGGCGGCCAGGTTGTAGACAAACACGTCCAGGGCCTCGTTCCTGGCCCGCTTCTTCTTCCACACCTTCACGATCGACCCTGCCCGCCGCTGAGAGATAAGCTCCTCGGCGGTGAGTTGCTGGAAGAACTCCTCGTTGCACCAGTCCGCTTTGGGGAAATGTATGTACCCGGTCCCGAACTCTGATATTTTGAGCCGCGCCATGATATACCGTTTCGCCGTATCGACCCCGATTGAAAAGAGGTCAATATGGTAGCGCTTCACCCTGGACGGCTTGCTGATAATTGGCCGCGATGGATCGGGCGTGTCGATACCCTTGACGGCGTATATGCGGCGGGCCCCTTTCCTGGAACAGAAATGATACACCTCCTGGGCCTTGTAGCCTGAGTCGATGCAGGCGCAGGCTATCTTGAGCTTTTCGCCGGTCTCTGAATCAAATGTTTTCGCCAGGTAAAGATCAAGGTCATTCCAGACTGCCGGTTTGGCCGGATCCCCGTAGATCACCTTGTAGTCGATCCACCAGCGTTCGAAAAACATGCCGTGCCCGATCACCCCGACCTCCAGGCGATTATCCTGAACGTCGACCCCCGCGGTGAGGACGGCGGCGCCGGCGGGGACCAGGGTGTATTCCTCCACCCGTTTCATCAGTTCATGTTCGTCTGCCGATTCCCCTCTCTCCTCCCACAGTTCCCCGAGAACGGTGTTGACGAACACCTTCAGGGCCTCCGGGTCTTTTTCGGCCTCCAGGAAGGCGGTCACGATCTTTTCTAGGGTCCCCCAGGGTGAGTACAGCTCCCAGACATGGAAGCCGGCGATGCCCCTGAATGGCGCCTTAGCCCTCCACTCCCCCGCCTGCACCATGTCGTTGATGTCCCGGTCATTCAGCACGACGCCGCAGTGTTCACAGACGTAAAAGGCGGTTTCAGGGTGATGGGTCCCGTCGGGATCGCGCTCCCACTTGACGTTTTTCCATTTGAGGACCTGGTGCTCCCCGCAGTGAACACAGGGTACATAATAATAGCGCTTATCAGATTTTTCGAACTCAATCTCGATGCGGCTTTCTCCCTTGGTCGATGGGGTGCAGACGGAAATAATCATCCGGTCGTCATAGGTCTGGGTCCGCTTTTCGGCCAGCTTCAGAACGTCACCCTCTTTCCCCGCCGATCTGGGGAACTTGTCGACCTCGTCGAAAATGACTACTTTGATCGGCCTGGTAGCCAGGTTCGCCGGAGAGTTCGCGCCGACCAGGGTGATGTGGCCGCCCGGGAACTTCTTGTGGAGGATCTTATTATCGCTGTCCCTGGTCTTCGCCGGCCGCAGGCGCCCCTTGAGGACGGGCGTATCCCGGAACATGGGCGCCAGGCGGTCCTTGCTCCAGTCCTCCGCGGTATCCTGTTTAGGGAGAACCACCAGTATGGGGCACGGGTCCAGGTGGACGTAGCGCCCGATCACGTTCAGCTCCAGTTCGGTCTTCCCCACCTGGGCGGACGACATGACGGTAACCCGCTCGATTGCCGGGTCGGTGCAGGCGTCCATGATGCCCCTCAAGTATGGCACCGTGTCGGTGGACCAGGGCCCCGGCACCGCCGAAGATTCTGGGCTCAGATGCCTATACTGATCGGCCCACTCACTGCCCGTCAGGTTCGGCGGCGGCTCCAGCCTCGACAGTACTGTCTTTGCCAGGCCCTCCAGTATCTGCGTGTGCGCTGCTGTTTCCCACTTCAATGGCGCTCATCTCCCTCAGTAATTTGTGCGCGTAGTCGCGTATCGCCTTTTTGGTTTCTGCCTTCCGTTTCAGGCCGAAAACCTTGTTTACCAGCTTCGAGTCCATGCTGAGCAGCCGTGCCCGCAGGGCAAAAATCACCTTTGCCCACATATCTTCAACGGCATCCTTGTGCAGCAGGATCCCCGTTTTGACTGCATACTCCAGTTCGGCCAGGTCGGCCTTTGCCGCCTTATACCTCGCATCCTCTTTGTCTTTGTCCAGGGGCTTCTGCCGTTCCTGGTCGATCAAGTACTGGATATATCCCTGCACCGATTCCTCCAGAGCATATTTCCCCCGTAGCTTTTTCACCACGACGCCCATTTCGGCAAGCTGCTGGATCCGCCGGTCGGTCAGTTTCAGGAGTTTCGCCAACTCAACGCCGCGCACTTCACCTGGTATCATTGCGTATAACCCCCGAATACGAAATCCCCTTTTTGCCCTTTGTAACTGGACGAAAAGGG